GTTTGTTTGTGTCACGTTAACACCTCATATCGTGGGGGCGTGGGAAATTTTTTTCGGGGATGCGTGGGATGGACCTTCGCATTTGCACCCCCGCCGTTTTTGCGAGGGGGGGGTCAAACGCCGCATCGCGGCAAAATGCTGCGTCGCGGCGCGAAATCTAAAACGATTACGGCGCAGAATGTGGATTATGTTAAATTGTGTTTCAGACAAAGTGTAATGAATACAATCACTTAGCATGATGCCACCTTATTACGCCGCCACGCTGCAGCGCGGCATCATCTTGCGGTTGCATTTTATGCTGCAATGCGGTATCGCGCGCGCGGATGTGCGCAAGACTTCGCCAGTGTGCGAAGTCGCCGTTAACGCTCGTCATCGTCATCATCGTCCACCTCAATCGCCTCGCCATCAATGATGTCGCCATTCACGCTTGCGAGTAGCTGCGCTGCCTGCGCGTGCAAGTCGCTGATGCTTACGCTGATCGCAACATCTCGCTGCCTCGTGTCATACTCAGCGTTCAGCTTTGCTGCGTACCACTTGTCAGTGTCAACGCGCAGCCGATCAGCCGCAGCCGTCGACGAATCAGAGTTCTGCGCTGTCTCCAATGCACGATGTGCGTAGAAGTGCGACGCCTCATGTCTCGCCTGCTCGTAAGCCTGACGTCTGCCAGGCTTCAAGTCCAACCACTTATCGAATAGCTTGTATCCAATGCCGAGCGACTTGATCAGCGTCAGCTTGTCCATGCCGTCAGCCACGCGCTGAAAGATCTCGTCCTCGCCAACCTCATCTACAGCTATCAGCTTTGCCTTCACTTCCGCCGACACATGCTTCGTTACCATCACTTACCTCCTTCAATCTCACCACCCAACGCAGCGTACCCGATCATGTCAACCCAGTTGTCCTCGTGCCTTGACTTGCGCTGCCTTGATACTTTCATAAGCACCATCATAGCGGCAACTTGCTCCGCCGTCACGTCGACACCCAAATACGCTGACCACATCTTCGCAATTGTCGCGAAGCTCTCCGCCGCATCACCGTATGTCGCGTGACGATCTCCGTTGATCGTGTTCTCCGCCTTCTCCAATATGTCTGACCGTGTCACCATGGTATCTCATCTCCTATGTCCCAGTTCACATCCTGCGCCACGCCGTTCTTCGTGATGCTCACCACCTTCGCGTTCGGGAACGCGCTGTACGCTTCGTTCAGGAACGCCTCCGTCCAACTTGTCCGCAGCACACGCGCGGCATCCTCGAAGCTGTACACGACCCAATCTGGATGCGCCTTGCGTAGATCGTGCGCCCCATGCTGCGCGATACACACAATCCCCTCACCGTCGCCCAGATCAATCGCATACGCGCTCTCTGGCAGAGGCTTGTGCCCCGCTGCCAACGCCGTCTGCTCCAACACATCCCACGCACGCATGAGCTGCCCCACGATCTCGTTGACCTTCACAATGTCGTTCACCTCAACGTAAACCTTGAGCGCGTCATACGCTGCCTCAAATCGTCCAGCCATCTCAGGCGGCACAAACGACGTCAGCGTGTCGCCCCAACGCGCAATCTTCTCACGCGCCACACGATCAAGCGGCTCTAGTTGACCCCACACGCCAGCACTGATCTTCGGCCCCTCAATTGCCGCGATTGTCCCCTTACCTTGCCAACGAGCCTTACTCGCCGACGGCGTCCCTTTCTTCATAGCCATGAATAAGCCTCCTCATTTTCCGCACCTATAAAATAACCGCCCGCACCTTTCTCCGCACCTTGCATATATATATGCAAGTGGTGCGGCGGAAGATTTTGGCGTGTTTTTTCCGCACGTTCGGCAGTCTTCCGCACCTCAAGTGCGGTAAGTGCGGTTAACACATTACACACAGCATCAGTGAATCGCATCGCCACACCCCTCCGCCACCAGCGCCATGATGAGCGCCTCAAATTCCTCGATCTCATTTCTGGCCTCGCTCAACGCCTCAAGCAGCCTCGCCATGCCTTTATCGGTCGACACGTCGCCAAGCCTCTTCGTGTCCGCGTTGATCTCTAGCTCGTACATCTCGCACCTTGGACACCACACGACACGCATGATCTCTTCCGCGCCCTTCACTTCCCCGTGCTCATAGTCGTCCATCATATCTATTCCCCGGTATCCCACTCGTAAGGTCCAACGTCCTTGCGTCGCTTCGCCTCGAAGTTGGTTGGCCTGCCGATGCCACGCATAACCTCACTCAGCTTCCGCTTAATCTCTTCAATCTCTTCTGGCGTACTTTCGTTGTCACGTTTATCGTTCATAATTTCCACTCCTCACAAAATAAACCGCACTCAAAGTCCAAGCCCTTCATTGGCGCTCCCTTAGCGTCCGCGGGCAACTGATCTAAGTATAAGCGTTCACCCTTGTAGCGAACAAGTTTAGCCCCAAGACGGCGAGACTGTTCAGCGCGCTCATTAAATATGTTTGGGTGAACATTGCGAACGTGGTTCCAATATGTTGGCGACGTTGCCTTAACGCACCCAATGCAGTTTGCGTTTGGATATCCCTGTGCATAAATGCGCGGAGGATCAATGTGATTTGACTTTAGTATCGCGTAGCAATCATCCTTTGTTAGTCCTTCATCAATAAGCACTGGAATGACGTTTTCACGCTCAGTAAGTATGAAGCGCTCATGGCGCTTACGCTCTTCAACGGTAAAACCAAGAACATGCCAGTCGGGATTGTTTTCTTGTTCCCATAATTTTCTGGCATTCTTTTTTAATTCAATCGTGCAAGGCGCTCCCATTGGGCCAGACATAAACTTGCGCTTCTCCCAAACATCAACGCATGATTGGGTGGCGTATTTATTATTTATAGCGCTTTCAATTTTAACCCCTATCCAATCCTGAACATCATGCAAGAAGCGACGATTATCCTCGTCTTCTTCTAATATTGGGTTATTTATGACGCGCACTTCTTCTTTGTGAGCGTACTTTTTCACCGTAAGCGCCGCAGCGACTGCGCTCGCAGCTCCACACGAAAACCAAACAGCTATCACAGCCCCGCCTCCTCTCTCGTTATCCACTGACCCACGACGACCACGGGAACCTCGCGCCCATCGCGTTTGCTTGGCCACGCCTCGCAGCGCAGCACGTCTGTCTCGATCCACTTCTTCACGATTGCGCTCGCCCGCGCCTTCTCTGGCTTCTTGTCCAAGTCGAGGTCAAGTACCGCAGCCACGGCGTGACCGACCCAGTCCTTCGCCTGCACGCTTTGGCGGAACGGCTCGTCGCGCTTGGCTCTGTCCCCGACGAGGCGTTGCACCTCCATCGCGTTTTGCGTCGTGATCCCGTCGAATAGCTCTGGCATCTTGAACCGCGTCGCCACGCCCACGCTTTCCCCGTTGCCAAGCGGTTGGCTGACCATGCGCATATACACGGCCTTCGCCGCAGGCGGTGCCAAGTTTGCCTTGCCGTCGTCGACACGGAAGATGCCTGTCGCGTCAATCTCTGGCACGCCTAGCTTCATCGCCTCATCTGGGCTGATCTTGTTCACGACGCGAGCGGCACGCGCCGCCCCAATGAGCGAGCCTGCGCCGCGGACGCTGTCGATTGTGGCGTCTTCACCGTTTGTCTTGCGGACGTGATGCACGAGCATGATGGCGGCACCCGTCTGGTCGGCGACATGCCGCACCGCCGCAACCGCAGCATTCATCGCCACGTTATCGTTCTCGCTGATTGCGTTTGCGCCCACCCACGGGTCGATGATGACCACGCCGATGTTGTTCTCCTTGATCTTCTGGATCATGTAGTCGATCAGCTCGTCGTGCGTGACGATGCCATCACGGGTTTGTGATGCAAATTTTATTTGTATGTCGCGGCCCGCGTCAACGAATAGCTTGCCAGCGATATCCTTCGGCTTAATGCTGTGATGCAGCATCGTCGCTGCGATGCGGCGCTGCATCTCCTCAAGCGGATCTTCGAGGTTAATGAACCACACGTTTGATTTTTCGTGTACTGGCTCACCTAACAGCTCGTAGCCCGTGATGATTGCCAACATCTCCGCGGTGATCATTGACGTCTTGCCCGCACCACCCACGGCGGCGATTACGCTTACATATTTGGAAATGTAATGCGTTCCGTAAATCCACTTGCGTTTTGGGATTTGGCTTGGCTCGATCCAGGTGAACGGCGTCGGCCAGTTGATATCCGCCGTGATCGCTTCTTGCTTGACCTGCTCCACTGGCTTCGGCGTTGCGAGCGCCTCGCGCAATTTGTCTTCGCCTGCCTCGCGCAAGTAGTCGTTTGCGTCCTTGACGTTCTCAACGCCAAGCTGATCGAAGCGCACGACGTACACCGACGTCGACCCGTCGCCAGCCAGAACGTCCGCCACGTTGTCGACGTCAAGGTCGGGGTCGGCGCAGATCGTCACGTCGCTTGCGCGTGGCACGTTGTACGTCGACATGCCCGCTTTACCAAACGTGCAAACGATTGTCGCTTGGACGTTACCACCGATTGCCTGATGTACGGACAGCGCATCCTCTGGCCCCTCGACCATGATGATTGCTGCGCCGTCGTGTTCGTCGCCGATGCGCATGACGTTGCCCGCGATGACGCCGCGCGAATATTTGCTGATGCCGTTGTGTTCGCGCTTCTTGCCGTCTGGCGTCAGGAGTACGCTTTGGATGCCTTGGATCTTGCCGTTCTCGTCTAGGGCGGGGAACATGATCGCAGGCCCATCGTAAATGTTTGGGCTAAATCTGGCGACGTTGACGGCGGATGACGCGCGCAGGCCGCGGCTGTTTAGGTATAGGAGCGCAGGTCGGACGGCGTCGATGTTCTCGCGTGTGATCGGCACGGCGCGATCCCACGCCTCTCTGGCCTTCTGGATCTTCTGCTTGCGTGTCTCGTCGTCTTTTACGAGCAATTCCTTCTGCGCCATTTTGATTATTAGGCGGTTAAATTCCGACGGCGTATACGGAACCGCGTCGCTGTTTTCTAGCTCCTTCGGGTTCTCGCCGCCACGTTTAAACCCTGACCCGATTGTCGCTTTTATCTCGTGGTCTTGCAGGCCGACAGACTTCGCCGCCGCGTGCAGCTCAAACATGGCTGCGTCTAATTGCGTCGGCGCGAGGTGCGCGTGGCGCCCCAACGTGAACGCGGCTTTGTTTAGCACTTCGTTGCGCCCGCCGCTGATCGCAT